GGAGGCGATGGACGTCAAGTTGGATCGGCACGGTGAGGAGATCGCTGCTCATTCTGCGTGGCATCGTGGCCGGGGTGACGAAGGGGTCTGAAAACGACGAAAGCCCCCGACCGAAGCCGGGGGCCACTCGCCGGGGCTGCTACCGGACTCCGAGATCCTTGGCCCTCGTGTAGAAGTCGAACCCTTCCGGCATCCCGGCGTTGAGGGCGGCGTATGCGGCCTTGCTTGCCTCGAACGCTGGTCCTTGGTACCACTCGCTCGGCTCGACTGTCCGGGTGTAAGCCTTCTGGGCGGCTTCGGCTTCGATGAAGGCGACGACTAGGGCGTCGAGTTCCGGGGTGATCGCTGCCTCGTACCGGGCCTGCGCCTCGGCGATGTTGCGCTCCCTGCGGGCTGCGAGGGCTTCCTGCACCGGGTCGGCGATCTTGACGCTCTTGTTGGTGTCGCTGACCGGTGCGTTCGGGAAGCAGACCGAGCAGAGGGCGTGGCCGTGGGCGGCGATTGCGTCGGCGGCGGTGAGGCCGGAGAGTGCCGGGAGCCATGCGAAGGCGGTGAAGGTCTGGCCTGACTGGTTGGTTACCCGGTTGCAGGTCGAGCAGTTCATCGACGAGTGGATGTGTCCGCCGGGGACTGCGAAGAAGCGGCTCCAGCCGTCGTACTCGTTCTCGGCGCTCTCCCAGATTGCGTACTCGTCGAGCGTGCGAGGGTCGGTGCTCTTGGGTGCGTCGTAGGTGGCTGCGAGGAACTCGCCGTAGGTCTGGGCGATCCGCTCGTCGGTCTGGACTTCGTGGGTCTTGGTGGTTGTTTCCATGTCTTTATTATTACACATAGACCTAGCCGGGGCAAGGGTATTCGGGGACATTTCTCAGATTTCTCAAACAGGCGATCTAACGGCCTCAAACCCGATTCCGGCCCGATTACCCGACACGACTCCCGCATCCCAAGACGACGCCTGTACGCCCGTCTGACGGCCAGCCTGCACACCCCGAAGCCAGATACAGGACAAACGAATCACAACCATGTAACCTGCGCCGTGTCCCACCGGAGGTGACATGCCGAACACGAAGAAACTCGTCGATCTTGAGATCGAAGAAACGTCAGGTGTTGACCACCCGGCGCATCTGTACGAGGGGTGGCTGGTCCGCAAGGACTCGGCTGCCGTCTTGGACGAGGTACTCACCGAAGTACGGGACGAATCACAGACCACCGATCAAGGAGAACAAACCGTGGACCTCACAACCACGACAGACGCTCCGGCAGAAGATGTTGTCATCGACGAGCCTGAGGTGGTCATCGAACCAGCCCCGCTGCTCAAGAGCGACGACAGCCCCTCGGAATCCGTGACGAAGGAACTGGCTGATCTCCGCAAGGCTTTCGACGACGTAACCGCTGAGGCGGCTTCGTTGCGCGAAGAGCGCGAGATGGAGAAGGCCACCGAGCGAGTATCAGCGTGGCGCATCCTTCCGGGTGTCGTCGCCGCCGATTTCGCTCCGGTTCTTCGTTCACTCCGAGGCGCGGACGCAGAAGCCACGGCAGTTGTTGAGGAAATCCTCGACGGCTGTGCAGCGGCTCTGTCCGAAGCCGGAGTCCTGAAGGAACTGGGCAACGACCTCGACTCGTCCACGGACGCGTACGAGCAGATCGAAGCCCTCGCCAAGTCTGCTGTCGAAGCAGGCCGGGCGAGCAACCAGCCCGAGGCCATCGGCCTTGTGGCTCTCGAAAACCCGGACCTGTACAACAGGTACCGGTCAGAAGCGGGGGTGTAGGACATGGCTGCATACGAAGGCCAACAGTCTACTTTCGGTGAACTCACCGCCTCGGCTGACCTGTCAACCAAGCAGTACTACTTCGTGAAGTTGTCGTCGGCGACTCAGGTCACCGTCTGTGCAGCAATCACGGACGTACCGATTGGGGTGTTGCAGAACAAGCCGACAAGCGGTCAGGCTGCAATCGTGACCACTCACGGTCTTTCCAAGATGAGCGCCGACGGCACAATCGCCGCTGGCAACATCCTCGGGACTTCCGCTGACGGTCAGGCTGACGCCATTGTCGCAGGAACCGACACCACCGTTTATGTCTGCGGGCAGGCGATTGGTGCGGCTTCGGCTGGTGAGACGTTCACGGCTTTCATCAACATCACGAACAGCCGAGCGGCGTAGGGGGACTGAACCATGCCACAGCCAACATCAACCGACGTTCATGTAGACGCAATCCTGACGAATATGTCAGTGGCGTACATGCAGGAGGCTTACGCCTTCGTCGCGAGCCGAGCGTTCCCGACCGTCAACGTGAACAAGCAGACCGACAAGTATTTCACATACTCGCAGGCTGACTTCTTCCGTGATCAGGTACAGAAGCGAGCAGACGGCACCGAGTCCGCTGGAACCGGGTACTCACTCAGCACGGCGACTTACGCCTGCGATGTGTACGCGCTTCACAAGGACATCGGTGACCAGACCCGAGCGAACGCTGATTCGCCACTCAACATGGACATGGATGCCACCCGGTTCCTGACTCAGCAGATGCTGATTCGTCAGGAAGTCCAGTGGGCAGCCGATTCGTTCGTGACTGGCGTATGGGGCACCGATTCAACACCCGGAACTCTTTGGGATGCTGCTTCGTCGACTCCGATTGCCAACATTGAGACGGCGAAGAACACCGTGCTCACCAACACCGGCTATGTCCCGAACACAGTCATCATGTCTTACAAGGTGTTCAGCGCCTTGGTCGACAACAGTGACATCGTGGACCGGATCAAGTACACGTCGCAGGAGTCAGTCACCGAGGATCTCCTCGCCCGACTGTTCGGCGTGGACCGGGTACTGGTCATGGCTGGCACATACAACACCGCTGCGGAGGGCGCTACGGCCTCCTATTCGCAGATCGGTGACAAGGATGTGCTGGTCTGCTACACGCCTGCCAATCCCGGACTGATGGTGCCCTCCGCTGGGTACAACATGGTCTGGACTGGCGTGTCGGCGGGACTTGGTGCAGGGGCGGCGATTAGCCGTTACCGCATCGAGGAGCGCCGGGCCGACCGGATCGAGATTGAAGCCGCTTTCGACTTCAAGATCGTGTCCTCGGCTCTGGGCTACTTCCTGTCCAACGTGACCTCATAGTGAAGCACTAGCCTCACTTCCAGAACACGGCATCGAGCCGGGGGTCGGGTTCGCCCCGGCCTCCGGCTCGACGCACGTTAGGAGCGAAACATGGCTTGGACCTACGGCGGTGACCCGGCAGCGAACGCGAGGGATGCGATCCGGTTCCTGTGCGGCGACACGGACACTAACGATCAACTCCTCAACGACGCCGAGGTCGCGTGGGTCAACAACCAACTCACCGGGTCGGACACGGCAACGACGGCGCTCTACAACGCGGCGTACCGGTGCTGCCTACTGATCGCGTCGAAGTTCTCGCGGCTCGCTGACCAGTCCGTCGGCGACCTCAAGGTGTCGATGAGCCAGAAGGCGAAGGCGTACCGGGATCAGGCCACGGAACTACTCGAACTCGCCGGGCGTGAGGGCAGCGTCCCGACCCCGTATGCGGGCGGCGTCACGATTTCCGATAAGGAACTCGACTGGGCGAACACGAACATGGTGCGGCCCGGTTTCTACAAGGGCCAGTTCAACGACACTCGGGACGGCAACACCGAGCAGGATCTCAAACCGTTGTGGGCGGGGGCTGAGTAATGGCGCAGCCGTCGGCACAGTTTATGACGGACCTGAAGGTCAACATGACGCCGGACACGACCGATATTCGCACGACGTCGACGGTCAACAACTACGGCGAGCGGGCGTTCAGCGGTGCAGTAACGACCTACGACTGCTATATCCGGCGCGCCAACGAGGCTGAGCGTGACATGGATGACCTCGTGAAGATCGCGTGGGTGGTTTACATCCCTGATTCGTCGTTGACGTTGAACGTCGAGGATCAGATCACGTTGGGTGCCCCGGTGAGTGCGACCCGTCCGCTTGTCAAGGTTGAGACTCGGAAAGACCCGTTGGGTCAGGTCGGTGTCGTTGCGTATGTGGGGAACAAGTAATGCCGGTCAAGGTCACGGGCATCAACGAACTGAAACGAACACTGAAGGGCGCTGACATCAGGATTCGGATGGCGGCGAATCAGGAGATCCACAAGATCGCCACGGAGATCCTCAACGAGTCTCGTGCGCTGGTCCCGTTTCAGGACGGCATCCTGTCCGGGTCCGGGCATCTCAAAGCCGGAGGAGCGGGCAGTAATCTGGTGATGTCGCAGACGGTCGAGTACGGAGGCCCGGCTGCGCCCTACGCACTCATCCAGCATGAGAACGAGGACTACTTTCACCCGGCGAAGTCAGCCAAGCCACCCGGCACCGGACCGGGCATCCCCGGTCAGACACGGGCAGCGAAGTATCTGGAGATGCCAGCGAAGCGACATCAGGCCACAGTCGTTCCCCGGCTCATCGCAGCGATCAAGCGGGTCACCTGATGGGGATGCTCGACGACGTAGGCACGTTCATGGCAGCGAACGTCACCGCTGTGACGCTGACGCTCGGCACCAACCTGTTCCTCGGGCGGCTCCCCGAAGATCCCGACACCTGCGTCGCTATCTACGAGACAGCAGGGACCGCCCCGGACGATGTGTTCGGAGCGAACTCGGCTCCACCGATTGAGAACGCCGGACTGATGTGCCATACACGGGCGACGTCGTACTCGACCTGCCAGTCGCTGGCTGTCGACATTATGAAAACGCTGTCGAAGGTCATCAACGAGACATTGACCTCGACCGCGTACTACAAGATCGAAGCCACCCAGTCGCCGTTCGCTTTGATGCGAGACGATCAGGAACGGATGTTGTTCTCGTGCAACTTCACGGCGGTCAAGGCGCTGTGAGATGGGCGACATCTACGGTGAGGGTGCCGCCCCGCTAGTTCGGGAGACGCTGTTCCGGGTTCGGTGCGTCGGCTGCGAGAAACTGTTAGCCGAGATGGTGTCGACCCCGTACCGGTTGCGGTGCCCTCGGTGTAAGAGGTTGAACCACGCCGGGGTTCCCGGTCAGGCGAACGGGTCGGAGTCGTTGTCCTTGGCTGAGGAGAACGTCTCAGGGAACTCCAACACCTCGACCTGAGCGGCGAGGGGGACGGGCACCTCGATCTCGGACAGGGACAGCGGCGTCTCGTCGACGTCGATGAGCATGATCCCGGTCCCGCCGATGAACGGTGTCTCGACGGCCCCCATCGTTGTGAGGACGGCAGGCAGTAGTTCAGCGTCCTCGCCGACGTTCATATCGGCGACGACGAACGTCAGCCGTCGGTAGATCGTCACAGCCAGTTCTCCTCGTCGAGTGGTGGGCGTCCCAGTGTGTGCCGGATCGCGTCGGCGATGTTGTGAATCATTTCCCGGTCGTCGAGTCCGTGGCAGAACTTCTCTTGGACGTATCGGTCGGTGAGCGTCCCGTGCTTCTGCATGACGTAGGTCCGTCCGATACCCCGGTCGAACGGTCGCCAGACGGTGACGACCACATAGTCGCTGGGGCTGCCGCCTCCCATGAAACCGTGATGGGGGAGTTCGGAGATCAGCACCGAGTAGGACCAGCCGTCACCGGGTTGGTGGTCGTAGGTGTGGGGCATCTGCCCGTTGAGGGCGCTCACCGCATCGCTCCCATGACAGCAGCCATAACGATCAGCGAGTTCTGTTCCACGAGGCGGTCGGCTTCGGCCCGGCTCAGGAGTTCGGCCTGCCGGTGGTCGAGTCCCTTGCGGAGTTCGCAGACGCACTCCAGTCGGCCTTCGTCGTCGTGGCAGATCGCCCGGTGCTTCAATGGTTCGCTCATCCGTGGTCCTCCTCGTTGTTCCAATCATAGGGTCCGGGTGTGACAGGGCTGCGGCTGTCCCATCGGTCGAGTGCGCCTCGCAGCCAGTAGCCGATGCCGATGAGGGTGAACGGGCCGATGATGAACTGCCACATCGGGTTCGTCATGTATAGGACGGCGATCACGATGCCGCCTTCTCAGG